TTACGACTTCACTTGGTTGAGTTGGTTGCTCATCGGAGATCTCTTCCTTTACTTCTGGTTTCTTAGCACCGAAGTAAGACTCCTTGATTTGCTCCAACTTCTCACGATACGACTCTTCGTTCTTGAATTCCACTGCTTCAGCAAGTGAGGTGAATTTATCCTTCTGAACTTCTGCAAGTCCTCTGGATGTTTCAATCAAAATCTCATTTTTACGATAAGCACCTACTGCTTCATGTAATGCAATGTTCTTCTCGACCTGTTCATTAAGTCGGGTCTCCATGTCATCTAATTTCTCGCTCATATCTGCTACAACGTCTAGAGCTTCGTCTGGTACGTTGATGTTGCTTTCAATGAACAATTTCTTTAATCCACCCATAAATGCTTCGGTGACTTCAGCACGAAGACCTTGCTCTATTGCAAGTTCGTTCTCAGTCATCCACTCTTCACAAGCATATGAGAGGAAATTCTCTACGCGACCCGCGAATTCTTCCTTGATCTTCTCAAGTTCTTCGCTGATCCTGCTTTCTGCAGTTTCCTTAAGTTTGGCAACTTCACTTGTTACCTTCGCAGCAACTGCAGCTTCAAACACAGTTGTTGCTTTCTTTTGGAATTCTTCGTCTAGGTCAGCACCACTTAGGATTGCTGTGATGTCTTCCTTGACTTCATCTTCGGAGAGTGTCTCTCCTTCTTTTGCTACATCATCAAAAATTTGACCACTTAGTGCACCAGGCATACTGGATGAAGCACCACTTGGTTTTGTTTTGATTGTAGAATCTCCTGTTGTACTCACTGGAGCAGCAGCTTTTTTACCTACGTTCTCAGGACCTTCTGGTTTTTCTTTAGTAGAACCACCAACTTCAACAGCACTGTTTGACAGTGGTGAAGGTTGTGGGGGAACTGCACCTTTCTTAATAGCGGTATCGCCAGTTGCAGCATCTTCTTTTACTTCTTCAGGAGCCGCGTTTTCTGCGATCACCTTTTTGAATTTTTCATCAATACTTGACATTTACGTACTCCTTACGGATAAAATTAGATTGCGTTAAGATTTAATAATATTATTTATAAATCATAAACTTCTTAGCAGAGCATTGAACGCGGCAATCTTTCGTTCTGCTAGTTCTTGAGCTGAGGGAGCATTGTCAAGAACGTCCTTGACTGCTTCCAACTGTGCCTCTTTAATCGCACCATCAACTAAACACCACTCCTTACCTTCGTATATACCTTCAACAAAAGCATCAGGTGCGGAAGGATCAGCAACAATGTCTGCTGCTGTGGAGAGAATAAAGTCGTCAGCAACGACCTGTGTGGTTCCTTCTCTCTTGATAGAACCTAATCCACGTGATGACACACCTAGTTGCACACCCTCTTCAAGTAAGTTCTTAGCGATCTTACCCATAGGGGTCTCTAATAATTTTGCCTTACCCATGAAGTTTGTTCCTTCTGGAGTTAGCGAAACTATCTTATGTGACACACGATCTAGATTTATTGTAGGACCGTCGGGATGACCTAGTTCACCTAACGCTCTTCCGCGTTTGACGAACTCTTCATTGTACTTTTGTACCTCACGATTCATGGCATCGAACTTATACATTCTGCCATTACGATTGGTGATCTCGGTCTGCAAAAAGACACCCTTAATATAGGTGGATTTCTGACCGTCCTTTTCTTCGGTTAGAATCTCAACTGGTTCAATTTGTTCCGTGATCAGTTTCATCGGTTTCCTCTTCTGTTTCTACATCGTTACGGTTGATAACGTCTGCTGTTTCCTCTGGTGATGCTTCTCCCTCTGGAGGAAGACCATCATCAGGTACATGTGGAAACATACGATTTGCAACATCTAGTTTGCTCGCATCAACAGCTGCTGCAGCTTTTACTTGCAGCATATCTTTGAGTTTTTCTAAGGCATCTGCCCTATCATTATCCCAAAGTAAGTCAACGATTTCTCGTTCTTGTGTAGCCATAATTAATTGTTACCTAACTTTTATTTATTACCGTTCCCGTTTTGAGACGCGGAAGTCTTCGCAGCAGTTTTGCGAGGATCCTCTCTACCATTCATTTTTGGAGGAGTTTCTCCGTTTCTTGCTGCTGTTTTTTGCTGTGCAATTTGCACATCTTTCATCTCTTGATCTTTCGGTATATTTTCTATGTCCGCGTTTATTGTATCCTGATCTAACTGTGTTTGAGTTGTAGGATCAACTGCTCTTCCATTTTCAATATCATCTGCCATCTGAGCATCCATCTCTTCCATCTGTATCTCTGTCTGACCTAAGATCTCAGAACGAATGTATTGAGTAGAGAAATACTTGCCAACATAAGGATCCATAGCAGCGATGACATTGAGTTTCTCAGTCATCATTTCAAGATTCTTAAGTTCTGTAAAGTGATTGTCATAAAGATAGTCATATTGAATATGCTCCTTCATGTCATCCCAGTCTTCTGGAACAATAACACTCTTAAGTATTAGTTGTGTCTTGAGAGTGTCATGGAATATATCACTAAACTTCTTGCGGAGTTTTCCTACAAACTTAGTGAACTTTAATTCGTCTCTAGTAATCTCTGCGGATCTACCTAGATCAAATGATGTGCCACTTTCTAATCTTCCTGCAGGAACATTTAATGCCTTATAAAGTTTAGTCTGGAAGTATTGGACGTCCGTAAGTTCTCCAAGATTTTGTCCACCTGGCAACGTAGTGATTTCAGTTCCTCTACCGCCCTCTCTTCTGGGTAACCAAAAGTCTTCGAGCATCGACATGTATTTTCTGTCATCTCTTACCTCTCCTGTTTGTGCATCGTAAACTAATTTGTTTCTATAGCGACCCATTACCTCACGAAGGTATGTTTCCGCTTTTTGTTTTGGTAGATTACCTACATCAATGTAGAATATTCTACGTTCTGGTGCTCTTGATATTCTGTAGATAACAAGAGAGTCCTCAATCATACGTAACTGGTTGAGAACTTTAATACCTTTATGCAAGTATGACAATACGATATTTCTATTCGTATCCATGATACCTGATGTGCAATATGTGATTGCGTCTTTTGCAATTCTAATTCCGCTGTTTGCAGATGTATTGTTTAGACCTTTTGGATTGTATAGGAAATACTCTTCGCCTTTACCGAAGTCATACTTCATAAACTCGTCTGCAGTTTTTGGTTTTGTTATTTGCCTTACTTTCTTAATCTTATGTGGATCTACGTAACGTAATTCTTTAATACCATCTGCAGGATTATCTAAATCAATAACCTTATGATAATACAAACGCCCATCAATGTACCATCTACGGAACATCTCATGAGCTTTACTATCGAATCCGAATAAGTTTTTAATGTAATCGAACTCGTCTCTGATTATATTTTTTACTGCGTCACTAACTTCTAAGTTATCTAAGTTAATTTGCACAGGACTATCGTTCTGATCAGCAACGATTGCCTCATGTATAATATCTTCAATGGCACTGTCCACTTCTGGATGCATCGCCATTGTACGATACTTCTTCACCATGTCATACTCAGTCTTGAAGTTACCGTCTAGGTCAAGATACTGACCATAGTAACCTCCTGCAATATAACTCGTAGCTCCATCGTCAGAAGATGGTTGGATAGGAGACGGAGCACGACTCTTCTCTTGATTCTTCTTAAACGAGAAACCGAATAACTCTGCCATAATAATTGTGGTTTCTTATCCTTACTATTTAGGCGGGTTTCTAAACGAGGGTATCGTTTCCTGCCTGTCCTACGTCTACTGCTTTTGATGTGTGGAATTGATATGCAAACTCAACATCGAATTCTTCGTAAGAATCATTGTTGTCATATGCAACTGATACCTGAGAAACAGATACAGGGAACGCGGAGAATAATTCGTATTGACGAATTACTTTAAGGTTCTGTCCGTCTCCATCAAACTTAGTAAGTTGATCTACTTTAATATTCTTAAGAATACCATCAGCGTCACTACTTATTCCTGCAGTTGCAACGTTTGCACCTACACCGTTTGTTAGTTCTATCCATTTTTCGTATGCTGCACGTAACTCAAATGCATCATCCATATAGAATGTTCCAGTCCATGTCTCATAAGTTCTGTCGCCAGGCACTTTAAGTACACGACCTCTAAATGGTAGTTCAACAGTTCCTACGTTTGTTGCAGGAAGTGCTGCTGCTTTACACATGTATGTTACTGACTCTTCTGGTTTTCCAGTTCCGTCAATTGTTGGGTCTGATACTCCCTGTGGGAATCCATGTTCTACTGAGAACAGGTTAGGGCGAACCCCGCCCTTGATTGCCGATTGGAAAGTAAGTAAACCTAATCCTTTCTTTGCCATTGTTAAATTGCTCCGTTAGTTATCTGCGAGGGGTTACTTCTTCAAATGATACACCTGTGCGTGTAGCAATGAAGGTTAGTGTGATAAAGTTAATTGAACGTGCAGGCTTAATAAAGAAGTCTGCTTTAAATTCGTTCGCGTCGATGACTGCACCAGTGTTATTGGTGTCATCACACACAACTAAGAAGTCTGTAATTCCTCTTTCAGCTTGAATGCCTCTAAGGAATGGTTCAACAACATTCTTAAAGTTGTTACGTGTGAACTCATCATTAAGTTCAAAAAGGACTCCCTTCGCAGCGTTGCCGATAGTCTTCTCTATCACATTGAAAAGACGACGGACATTGATGCGATCAAATGCAGATGGTGAAGCGAGAGCAGTTTTGTCTCCGAAAAGAACAATACCTTGACCAGGTAAACTGGTTACTGGATTGACTCTTTTTTGATACAGTGTATCTCTTTCGGATTTAGTTGGTGAGAATGCTAGTTTTACAGCACCTCTGATTGCACCACGATTCAATCCTGCGGGAGAGAACCATGGAGTACCGTTTGCAGTTACACTTGCACATAATCCTGCAACGTCTCCGTTAAGAGGAACGTAACGATACTTGTCAGCAAATCTGTCGTAGATGTATTTCCAACCACTATCAAACACACCGAATGATGTTGCTTGTAAGTTCTTATAGAAATCTACTACGTTCTGAGTTTGTGTTGCTGAAGATGTAACTCCAACGACGTCTCCATAGTAAGGGGAGATGAAACCAACAGTGTCTTTTCTAGAAGAAGCGATTGATAAAACTGTAGCAGCGATTGCTTGAGAATTTGTTTTACTTCCTGCATCTCCTCCTCCCATAAGTAGGTAATCAATGTCTACAGTTTCAGTATCCCTAAACTCTTCTAAACCTGTTTGAATTTGTCCAGAGGTTGCTACTAATGTTTCAGCACCCTTTACAAAAGTATAACTTCTGTTAGCTGAATCAGATGAGAATAAATCAAATGTAGTTGTGCTTGGATTTCCTTTATTATCTGTGCCACCGAAGTTAGCAAGAGAAGTGATTGCAGCATTTCCACTTACATCATAGGCATCGTTCTCATGAGAACCCCAATATACATACTGAGATTTATTAAGAACAACTGTAGGATAGTAGTTTACAGCACCAGATGCAGTCTTACCATCATTTGCTTTTGACACATATGTAAACTTCTCTAATAATGTATTTGGTTTACCAGTGATAACTCCTGTTGAATCATATACAACAATATGCATTTCATCATTAGCACCACCACGTTCTGCAACGTAAGGAGAAGTGCCAGGTCTAGGAGCGATTGATGCCCAACTTACACCACTGAATGCAATTTGACTGTCATACCATTCTGATACACCACCTTCAGTTACGTTAAGGTCAGTAACACCATTCTCAATGACATCACCACCAGAACCGCCAACCCAAACATCAGAAGTAATTAAGGAGACTTTATTGTTGACTGAATCCCAATCGTAGATGAATCCAGACTTTGCACCATTTGGAGATCCAGATGCAGTTTGAACTTGTGTGCCTATAGTTGTTACAGATAATGCACCATCAAGTGAGAGAGTTACATCAGCACCTTTATCAATAATTGCAACTTTAATAGCATTTGAAGAAACGCCAGGACTTCTTGCTGCCCACTTAAATGGGTTTGATGCAGCGTTAGCATAAGTTGACTCATATACTTCTACTGTTGGAATAGAAAGTGTATAAGGAGATGTTACGTCGTCGTCGGATGCAGTTAGTTGTCCAGTTGTAGATACTCGAACAACATCAAGAACTCCACCGTACTGTAAGAAACTTGCAGCAGTCCACCACTCGTATGCATTACTATCGGTTGGTTCACCGAACTGTTCAATTAGTTGAGATTCTGATGTAATACGAACTGGTTTAAGAACAGGTCCTTTAGAAAAGGCACCCGCTATTCCTCCTACGTTTACTTCAACCGTCTCAATCGACCCGACAGTCAGATCCCTCTCTTGGATCTCAACTCCTGGCGATAGAAGCGTGCTAGCCATGTATTTACTCCTGATGTAATAACAATTTTTGTCTAATATTATTTAGAAAAAGCTTGTTCTTTAGCGATACTCCCAAAGACTTGCCATGTCACCATACTCATCTAACTTCCATTTCTCTTGGTTTTCTTCATTCATATCAATGCTCCATATGTTACCTTGACTGTCTATTTCTTGTTCTTGCTCTAGTCCATCATCTATAAAACCAAATGGTGCCATGTCTTGTTCAATAGCATTCTTTTGCTCTTCATATATGCGTCTTCTGATGTCCTGATCGGTCATCTCTTTGAAATATTCCTGCTGAACTAACCATGCAAAGATAACTAAACACATCACAAGGTCATCATTATATCCTTCATCTGCCTCAAAACTTTGCTTAACTTGTATGAATGTAGTCAACTCTGATACAATGTTGTAATCCTTAACAAGTAACTTGTCATCTTCTATCAGTGTCTTAAGGTTAGAGCAT